TTGATGTACTTATGTTTATTGCTTTTGCAGTAACCATAACAGTAACAATGTTTATGTGGAATATAACAGCTGGAGGAATTACTTTATCAGTTGTTTTTATTTTAGCAGGATTAATTTCCGAGTTTATAGAAAAGAAGGGAGGTAATTGATTTTGCCAATATTAAACTTTATCAACCAAACAAATGATCCGCCAGAAGTTGGTAGTGTTCAAAGCTATTTTCCAGATGAAAATGATGCTCAAATAATGGAAAGTTTGCTTGGTGATAATAATGAATGGGTTTCAGCTCGTGCAGCATTAAGAAATTCAGACTTATTTTCTATTATCTTGCAACTATCTAGTGATTTAGCAATAGTTAAAATCAATGCTGAAAAGAAAAAGAATCAAGGAATCATTGATAATCCAAGTACTAATGCTAATAAACATGGATTTTGGCAATCAATGTTTGCACAGTTGCTTTTAGGAGGCGAAGCATTCGCTTATCGTTGGAGAAATACTAATGGCGCTGATATGAAATGGGAATATTTAAGGCCATCTCAAGTAAATACTTATTATTTCGAGTATGAAAACGGAATGTATTATAACATCACTTTTGATGACCCTAAAATAGAGCCTATTTTACAAGCTCCACAGAGCGATTTGATTCATATGAAACTACTATCAATTGATGGTGGTAAAACTGGAATTAGTCCACTTTACTCTTTGAGACGTGAATCAAAAATCCAAAGAGCCTCTGATAGATTAACAATTAGTTCATTGAATAGTTCATTAAATGTTCCTGGTGTACTTACTGTTAAAGGTGGTGGACTTCTTAGTGATAAAGATAAAGCATCTCGTTCTCGTTCGTTTATGAAACGTTCAAGAAGTGGCGGTCCTGTAGTATTAGATGACCTTGAAGAATTTACTGCACTAGAAATTAAATCAAATGTAGCTCAATTATTATCACAAACAGATTGGACTTCTAAGCAATATGCCAAAGTATATGGGCTTCCTGACAGCTATATTGGTGGACAAGGTGACCAACAATCCTCAATTCAACAAATAAGTGGAATGTACGCAAGTGCATTAAATCGCTATTTAAGACCTGCTATAAGTGAGCTGGAGTATAAGTTAAGCGACCACATAAGCGTTAATATGAGACCAGCTATTGACCCTCTTGGTGATAATTACTTATCTACTATTAGTACTGCTACAAGATGGGGTGCTGTAGCTGAAAATCAAGCTACATATATCTTGCAAGAAGCAGGATATATTCCTAAAGACCTTCCAGCCCCTGAAAATATAAATAAAAAGACAACTGGCCAAAGTAATGAGCCAGTACCATAAGAAAGGGGGTGGTCATGGTGATTATTCTTAGAAAGGAGGTAAATGATGACAGTAATCGACATTGAAGGAGATGTAGTTGATAATAGCTACGGAATGATGTATGACTGGTTTGGCCTTGACTATACTAGTCCTTCAAAAGTAAAAACAGCACTTGCAAATGCTGATGACGAGGATATCACGGTAAATATCGCTTCAAATGGTGGAGATGTTTTTGCTGCTTCTCACATTTATACTGCACTTAAAAGTGCAAGTCAAAATGTTACAGTAAATATTCTTGGTTTAGCAGCATCTGCAGCATCAGTAATTGCAATGGCTGGTGATACAGTAAATATTTCACCAACCGCGCAATTGATGATTCATAAGGCTAGTAGTGCCGGTCAAGGGAACGCTGATAACTTTGAGCATGAAGCTAAAGTTTTAAATGGCGTTGACCAATCTATTGCTGCAGCTTATGAATTAAAAACTGGTATGAAACAATCTGATTTGTTGCAGTTGATGTCTAATGAAACATGGATGACAGCTCAAGATGCAGTTGATAAAGGATTTGCAGACAATATTATGTTTGTAGATGCTAATAAACCAGTATTTTCTAACTCAATCGGCAATATTCCAACTGCTGATAAACTTAATGAATTTATGAATTTCATGAATTTCAAAAATCGGAATAACCCTCCGAAAGAAGAACCAATTATAGAAAACAAACAAGCCGATTTACGTTCTCGTAAGTTGGCTATTTTATTAGAAAAATAAAGGAGACTCAAATGGAATTAACACTTAATGAACTCAATGAAAAATGGGTAGAGTCAGGAAATGAAGTTTCTGACATTAACGCAAAAATGCAAAATGCTTTGAATGATGATGATTTTTCTCAAGAAGATTTTGCAAAACTTAAAAATCAGTATGAAACCGCAAAAATTAAACGTGACGCTTGGCATGAACAAGTAGTCGAAGCTCAAGCACAACAAGTCGTTAATATGCGTAATGAAGATAAAACGCCTTTAAACAATGATGAAAAAGATTTAAAAAATAAATTTGTTTCTGATTTCAAAGCGATGATTAAAGGCGACCCTCAAATCGTGAACCTTGTAACTTCAGACACTGATGAAAATGGTGATGCAATTGGTTTAACAATCCCTCAAGATATTAAAACAACAATTAATATTTTGAAACGCCAATACGATGCTCTTGAGCAATATGTCAATGTTGAAAATGTAACTACTGCATCAGGTTCTCGTGTTTATGAGAAATGGTCAGATGTTACGGCATTGACTAACCTTGATGCTGAAGACGAAGCAATCGGAGATAATGATGATCCAAAACTTTCATTGGTTAAATACGTTATCAAGCGTTATGGCGGTATTACTACAGCCACTAATACCTTGTTGAAAGACACAGCTGAGAATATTTTGGCGTGGCTCTCTGGTTGGATCGCTAAAAAAGTTGTTGTTACACGTAATAAAGCTATTCTTGCGGTTATGGATGCTGCTCCTACTAAACCAACACTTGCAAACTTTGATGACATTATCTCAATGATTAACACATCCGTTGACCCAGCTATTAAAGCAACCTCAATTTTGATGACAAATTCTTCTGGATTCAATAAATTGAGCTTGGTTAAGGATGCACTTGGCAATTACTTGATGCAACCAGACCCTAAAAATGCTGACCAATACCTAATTAAAGGAAAACGAGTGGTTGAAATTGGAGATCGTTGGCTAGCAAGTAAAGGAACAGCTTCAAATCCTGTTTATCCGCTCTATTTTGGAGATTTAAAACAAGCGGTTACTTTGTTTGACCGAGAAAATCTCTCACTTTTGACAACTAATATCGGAGCTGGTGCTTTTGAAAAAGATTTGACAAAAATTCGTGTTATCGACCGTTTTGACGTAGTTTCAACAGATAAAGAAGCTTTTGTCGCAGGTTCATTTACTGCAATTGCTGACCAGGTAGGGAACTTGAAAACTACAGCACCAGCCGCAGGTTAATTAGGAGGAAGATAAATGACAGTAACTGTTGATGACTTACTAGATCAGTTGTCAGAAGATGATGATCGTAAACCACAACTTCAAATTTATTTTGATACAGCAACAGCATATGTGAAAAATGCAGTGAGTTCTGATACAGTTGATGCTCCATTTTTCAGTGTAGAAAATGTTTCTCCAATTTATGATGTAGCTGTTCTTAGTTATTCAATGGATTTGTGGATCAATCGTTCTACAACTATGCCGCCTACTACGGCTATAGATCACATGGTTGGTCAGTTGAGAGGTCTTTATTCTTCATGGAAGGAGGCGCAAGATGGTCAAAACTTACAAACCGAATGATTTTAACAGAAAATGTCAGATTGGAGTTACTAAAACAGTAACGGCTCCAAGTGGAGGCAAGATTGAAAAAATTGACCCAGCAACTGTTTTAAATGTCCGATTTGCTGCTAAAACCAGAACTCTTGCGCTTCAGTTTCAGGTAATCGGAACAACTACAGCCGATACATTTGATATTGCAATTAGACATAATAAGCTAGTTACAAAGAAAATGTGTGTTCAAATAGATGGTGTTCTTTACAACATTATTAATATTTCTTCAGATGAATCTGCAAAGCTTATTAAATTTGATATTTTAACTCTTCAAGCAAAGAAGAAGGGGGCTTAATATGGTTTCGTTTTATGATGCGATGCAGCTTATTGTCGATAGAGCTGAAGAATTAAGTACAAAGATGAGTGTAGAAGATAAAGCTAAAGTTACAAAGGCAGGCGCTAAAGTTTTTGAGCAAGCATTAGCTTATGAAGTTAGAAACAGGCACTACCGTCATAGAGATACTGGAGAAGATCCACATTTAGCGGATAGTATTGTTATGAAAAATAAGAATATTGACGGAGTTAAAGATGGCCAAAGTGTTGTAGGATGGGAAAGAAGTACGGAAAAAGGTACTCATACAAAAGGATATATTGCCAATATCATTAATAATGGTAGCCGCTTTCCTCAGTTCACAACACGTTCTGGAAGAAAATATAAAAAGCCCGGCGAAGTTGCGGTTCATGCAGATCATTTTATTGAAGAAACAAGAAAAAATCCTATTGTTCAGCAAGGAATATTAAAAGCTGAAGCTGAAGCAATGAGAAAAATAATTAATAGAAAAAAGAAGGAGAATAACTTATGAAAAGACCAGTTGAAATTGTTCAAGACATAATTGAAGCTAGTGACTTTCCGCATGATGAAATCTTTCTTGATTCTATCCCCAAAGAAAAAGAACATTCTATTAATGAAACTCAGGTTTTACTTACAGAATCAGATAATGGTCCTAATGATTATGGTAATTCAGAATTTATTTCACTTTTATATGGTGTTTATATTCAAATCTTTTACTCGAACGCTGAAGATTCGGATATAAATGTTGTTCAAAGCGAAATTAATCTGATGAAATCATTTATAAATAATGATTGGCTTATTGCACAATCAAAAAGTCACTATATAGATCCTGATACAGGGCAAATTATCAAAAATTTAACGGTGCAACGCATCATGACGTTAAGCGAGATAGCAAATAGCTAACTCGTTTTTTATTTAAGAAAGGAATTTAAAATGGCAACAAAAGGTTTAAAAATGGTCACACTTGCTCTATTGGATGAAAATGGAGCGATCGTTAAAGGAGAAGGTGGTTTATCTACCAATGGAGTCTTCCCAATTACTGATGAAATGTTAGGTACAAAAACTGCAAACATCACTAATGTATCAAGTGCTCCAACAATGATTTATGGTAATGATGGTCAAGTAGATGCAGATATTGCAAAAGGTACTCCTTCGGTAGCATTCGACTTCAATGGTTTGCCTTTTGATATCAAACAAAAACTCCTTGGACGAGTTAATGATACTAAAGGTGGATATACTCAAGGGACTGTTCCTAAAGTTGCGGCTTTGATTCAAACGACAACAATTGGTTCAGCCTCTCCTCAATATGTTGGCTTTGCTGCAGGTAAAATGAATGAAACCGCATTGAACTTGCAAACAAATACCAATGCAACTGTTCGTGTTGATGACGCATTGACATTTACTGCATTCTCTGTAAGCCGTTGGGGTGGAGAAGCTATCAAATTCTATGATGGTGGAGATGCTAAATTTACTGAAGCTGCAATGTTAGCAGATGTATTTAACGGTTATACAGCTCCGACTACTGGCGGTTCAGGGAGTGGAAGCTAATAATTAAATGGCGGAGTAATCCGCTTTTTATATGGGATAGATAGATGGTCTATTATATTAGGTTCGATACCTGACTATTCCTTTACAAAAAGTAAAATAGAGGAGATATACAATGAAATTATCATTACCAGAAATTCGAGAAGAATCATTTGAAGTTAAAACTTCAATTAAGAACATTAAAAAAATGCATGCCTACCAATTGGAACTAGCAAAAAGCCAAGAAAAACTTGCTTCAGTTCAGGATGGAACACTAGAAGAATTAACAAAAGCAATCGCTCTTGATGATATGTCAGTAATTAATAATGCTGAAAAATTTATTACTGAAATTCTAGGTTTAAATAAAAAAGAAGTAGATAAATTAGAAGAATTTGACCGTGGGCAATTTATGAATTTACAATCTAAACTTGTTCTTTCACTTCAAGGGTATGATGATGATCAAATCGATACTATGTTTACTGAGGAGGTTGACTCTGCCGAAAAAAAAGTTCAAGCATTGAAGAACGAAAAGTCTACCACAACAATCAATTAATAGATTTACAACTATTTGAAAAAAATATTATCGAAAATTGGCACTGGACATTAGAACAAGTAGATAACCATGATTATTATGACTTAATTGATGTGTTTAAAGCTAATGAAGATAATAAGATGGCTTCATTTAATGATTTGAAGAAGATGTTTGGACAATAGCTTGTATAAATATAAATATAAGTTTATAATTACTTCATAAAATATTATTTTTGGAGATTTAAATGGAAGAGCAAAGTAAAGTTTCATCAAAAGAAAACATATTTAGTTATTTCCCGAGATTTGAAGAAACAGATGAAGGAAAACATGCAATTAAAGAAATTCAATCTGAGTTTCGGAAATCTAAAACTGGAAGAGTACTGTCTATTATACTAATAGTAATTTCTCTTTTGTTTTTATTGCTTTCGAGACAGTTTATATGGGGAGTAATATTATTTGCATGTGGAGTTCTAGGATTTCTATCTCAAAAAAATAGAGAACAAAAAGCAAATATTAATTATTATAATTCGGTTACTAGTTATACCATGGATATCGCAAATTTTTTGATTGAAAAGAAATTCGTTGGCTCAAAAGGAATAGCTTCTCATGATTTTGGCTTTATTTATAATAATGATTTTTGTGCTTATTTTTCAATTTTAAA